AGAGGCATTAGCGTCACTCTCAAACCTCAGTCCAACAATACTGCCACCGACGTGGTACATGGATATACAAAAGAACAAATTGCAATCATGCAAGCCGGATTCCCACAAAAGTGGCAAGGCGAAAAAATCTCGCAAATTGCACTCTACGACGATAAAGGAATAGAGTACGATTTAGATCAAGCAGAACGTTTTAATGCGTTTGGCTTTAATAAGTTTGAAGGCTGGACTTGTAATGCAGGGTACCAGGGGATAGTTATTAGAGAAAATGAAGTAAAACGTTCCTATTCCTGTCATGAAGAACCTTTAGGAACAATAACCGATGGGTTCACTATACATGACGCTCCTAGAAAATGCATTACACGTTCTTGTGTAAGTTCAGCAGATTCTAAACTTCCAAAAGTAAGAGAGATATAAAAATGTTAAAACTAGTTAATGATGATTGGACATTAGGTTATGTAAAAGACGATCCAGTTCGTCCCCATTTGCCTATGCATTGGAGAATAGTAGACGGTAGAGAAGTTTACACGTTAGAAGATGACGAAGTAGGTGTTGCCAGGGCTGTTGTTTGTGTAGCATATACCAAAGGTGTTGCTATTACAGAAGAAGAACTAAACAACACAAACGATCCTGATACAGCAATGTTTTATACTGTATGGAGTTACGACAAAGGTGCTGGTAGAGAAATTATCTTCAGTACAGCAGATGTTATTAAACGTGACAAGCCATACATCAAACGTTTTTGTACACTAAGTCCATTAACTGAAATGGCAGAAAAGTTTCATTTGCGAAATGGTGCAAAGTTATTACGTAAAGGGGACACTTGTCAAAACTTTGAGTACATAGTATGAAAATTGAACTTGAAGATGTAATGTTCTGGATGGACGCTGTTCGCAACAGTGAAGACAGATATCGTACACTTGAAAGTTTTTGGAAAGGTCAAATAAGAAGTAAAATATGGTTAACTGAAGCAGTCCAAGCATTAAACTTATACGGTGACAAACGCATTGTAATTCACGGTGGTTGGAATGGCGTGTTAGCAAGTATTATGTTTAATAGTAAAATTGGAATCAAACATATTACATCTTTAGATATAGATCCTGTTTGTGAAGAAATAGCAAACACTGTAAACAAGCGTTATGAGATGGAAGGCAAGTTTACAGCAGTTACAGCAGACATGTGTAATTACAAATATGATGCAGATATAGTAATTAATACCAGTTGCGAACATATTACACAAGAACAATACGAACAATGGTTAGATAATGTTCCTAAAGGAGCAACAGTAGTTTTACAAAGTAATGATTATTTTAATCATGAAGAACATATTCGTTGTGCAATAGACTTAGATGATTTTACTCAAATGTCTAAAATAAAAGCTCTTTGGCGAGGCACATTAGATACGCCAAAGTATAATCGGTTTATGATAATAGGAAAGAAAGACGTTGTTTAAGTTTGAAAGCCTAAAAAGTATACATTTAGAAATTACCAATCGGTGTCAAGCAAGTTGCCCAATGTGTAGTAGAAATGTGCATGGCGGCTTAGAAAATCCTCTTATCAAAAATCAAGACTGGACAACACAAGACTTTAAAGATGTTTTAAACGAAGAAGTTTTACAACAAGTAGACGGATTTTATTTTTGTGGTAACTTTGGTGATCCTATTATTAATAATGACCTAATAGAAATGTGTCGTTACAGCAAACAGACTAATCCTAATTTATATATTCGTATACATACCAACGGTGGTGCTAGGTCTCCTGAATGGTGGGAAGAATTACGTTTTGCATTACCTCCTGCACATAATGTTATATTTGCTATTGATGGTTTAGAAGATACACATAGTTTATATCGTATTGGTACAAAATATGAAACAGTAATAAGAAATGCCAAAGCATTTATAAACGCAGGCGGCACTGCTGAATGGGCTTTTATAAAATTTAAACACAACGAACATCAATTAGAAGAAGCAGAACGTAGAGCAAAAGAATTAGGCTTTGCTAGATTTACATACAAAGACAGTGCAAGATTTGTTGCTACTGAAAAGTTTGAAGTACTTGATAGGTATGGTGATGTATCTTATTATTTAGAACCACCAACTGGAAGTAAAATTAACCTAATTACACAAGACGTTATTGACAATTACCAAGATATTGTTGATGCTAGTGAGATTGATTGTTATGTTGTACAAACAAAAGAAGTTTATATAGACGCATATAAAAAAGTTATGCCTTGTTGCTTTTTGTCAAGTATACCTTACAATTATACAAGACAAGACGATAATGTAAAGTATATTAGACAAAAAATGCACTCTCAATATCAAGACCTTATTAATGACTTAGGTAACACTAATGCATTAGAACGATCTGTTAAAGACATAATCAACTCAACACCTTGGCAGACTGTATGGAACAAATATTGGGGCGAGAAAAAACTAATTACTTGTGCAAGGACATGCGGAGTTAATAAACTCAGCAAACCTAAAGATCAGTTTATAGAAAAGGTAGAACTATGATACATTTTGATCCTAAATGGAAAAACATTGGTATAAGCGTAAGTGGCGGTGCTGACAGTGCATTACTAGCATACTTGGTTTGTTCTCAAGTTGAAGATGCTACTGTACATATACTAAGCCATGTGCGTATGTGGAAAACAAGACCATGGCAGCGTTATGATAGTATTAGAGTTTTTACTTGGCTTGTAAATAGATTTCCTAACATAAGATTTTTACGTCACGAAAACTTTATTCCGCCTGATTTAGAATACGGTAGCAAAGGTGCTAACATTGAAGATGAATATGGACAACTTCGTAGTGGAGATCAAATTGCTGTAAGAGCTCATGCTGAATGGATTGCAGCAACAGAAAACTTAGATGTATGGTATGCTGCAAAAAGCAAAAACCCTAGCGATCCTACAATTACAAAAGGTATGCCCGACCGCAATATTATAGTTGAAGATCCTAATGAACTTGTTAAAGAACACAATGGTGTAACTGTGTGTCATCCGTTTTTATATACAGAAAAAGATTGGATTGTAAAACAATATATTGATAACGATATTATGGATTTGTTTAACATAACACGCAGTTGTGAAGGCGATTTTGAAAACTTAAATTATACAAACTATATAGTTGGTGAACCTGTACCAGAGTGCGGAGAATGTTTTTGGTGCCAAGAACGCAACTGGGCCAAGGAAAAGAATAATGTCAAATAAGTATTGGTATCACCCAGAAGATACACAACTAGGAAAGTATCAGCGTATCATAGAACAGCAGTCAGGTACGCCTACTTTCTGTGTACTTCCGTGGATACACTTTGCTACACGACCTAATGGTGACATGCGACTTTGCTGTAGTGCAAATGCAAGCGGTGCTGGAGAAGATCATGAAGTAGGACTTGTTAAAATGGAACACGGCAAGCCTGCAAACTTTGGTCGAGAAACACCTATGGAAGCATGGAACAATGACTACATGAAAAGTGTACGTACGACTATGCTTAAAGGTGAGATACCTGCTAGTTGCCGCAAGTGCTTTGAAGAAGAGTCTAAAGGTGTAGCAAGTAAACGTGTATGGGAAAGCGGTACATGGTACGAAGATGGTGTAGACATACCTGAACTAGTTCGCCAGACACAAGAAGACGGAACCGTTCCTGAAAACTTAAAATACTTAGACTTGCGACTAGGACATACTTGCAATATTAAGTGTGTAATGTGTAGCCCTCATGATAGTTCAAAATGGGTAAGCGACTGGCAAAAATTATTTCCACAACTTGACAATGAATCTGTTAAGCAGCAGATGCAGTGGGACAAAAAAGAGTTTAATAACTTCTGGCATGAAAAGGATACGTTTTGGGAAGAAATGTATGCTCAGATTCCTAATCTAAGACAAGTATACTTTGCTGGCGGCGAACCTCTAATGATCAAAGAACACAAGCAGTTCATTGAAGAAATAGTACGTCAAGGATATCAAGACAAAATACTGTTACGCTACAATTCAAATGGATTGTTGGTTGATGACGATTTGATTGAACTGTGGAGTAAGTTTAGAAAAGTTAAGTTTGCAGTAAGTATGGATGCATGTCATGAACGTGATGAGTACATACGTTTCCCTACAGACTTTGAAACAGTAGAACGTACATTGCATTTATTAGACAATACTCCTGATAATATACAAACTAGCCTTGCAACAGCAATACAAATATTCAATGTAAAACACTTGCCAGACTTTATGAAGTGGAAACTAGACAGCGGCTTTAAGAAACTAAATGTAGGCACTGTTCCGGGTGGTACACAAATGGGCGGTGGTTTAGTCAACATGCATTTATTATACATTCCTACGTTTTTAAGCATACAGATTCTACCACTAGAAGATAAGCAAGAAGTGCGTGAGCGTTTTATGGACTTTAAAGATTGGCTGTGGAACAACTACAGACAAGATGATGATTTTTGGAAGCACAATCCATATGGATGGAAACGCTGGGAGGCAGTTCTTAATCACATGGATGCACAAGACAACAGTCACTTATTACCTGGCTTCAAAGAGTACACAAACAAACTAGATGCTATTAGAGGTTTGTGTGCAGCAAAAATTTTTCCGGAGTTAGCACACTTGTTATGATTGTAAAACTACAAAATAATCAAGCACAAGATACACTTCGCATAGAATACATGCTGGGCAATCTCTGCAATCATAAATGCTACTACTGTTTTCCGGGCAGTAACGAAGGCGATCAACCTTGGCCTGATATTGACATAGTCAAACAGAATCTAGGACACCTATTAGAACATTATCGCAACAATGGCAAACCCAAAAGCGAAATATTCTTTGTTGGCGGTGAACCTACACTGTGGAAAGGCTTGCCTGAACTGTGTACATACTTGAAAGAAAAGTTTGATACACGAATCGAAATAAGTTCAAACGGTAGTAAAAGCATAAGTTGGTGGAAACGTGAAGCACATAACTTTGATATAGTTGGCATAAGTGTACACAATGAATTTGCAAAATTAGATCATATTAGTGAAGTGTGTGATATTTTATATGAGAACAATGTTATGGTAAACGCAGATGTTCTTATGGATCCTTTAGAGTTCGACAAGTGCAAAGAAAACATTGAATATCTAAAAGATAATTCTAAATATGAATGGACTATAATTGCTAAACTTGTACATTTTTCTGGTGAACATAGATATACAGATCTACAACTTGACTATTTTCAAGATCCAATAAAGCGTTATCCTAACAAAGAATGGTACGAAAAGAATGTTAGAAAACCGGAGACACTTATTGCAGTATACAAGCAAGGATTTAGACCGTTCATAGTAAAAGATGATAATTGGGTAATAAGAAATAAACTAAATCATTTTAAAGATTGGACCTGTAACATTGGTGTTGATTTTATAAAAATTTTTAGTAGCGGACAAATCAGTGGTAACTGTCAGCAAATATTATACGGTGACAAAATTCACCATAACTTATACAGTAAAGATTTTATACAAAAATACAATCCTAAGATAGTGCCTGTAAAATGTACACAGGATATTTGTGGTTGTAGTGAAGAAGCATCATGTACAAAAAGAATTTTTTAGACACACTAGAACCTAATTACTTTCACATAGAATGGGAAAGCACTCTAAAGTGTAATCTTGACTGTAGTTATTGTGGCGATGGGCATAACAATAAAATACCTCACCCATCTCTTGAAGACAGTTTGCACACTCTTGATTTTATTGTAGACTATGTTAGTGTACAATTTAAAACTCGTCCTAAAGCATTACAACAAGCAAGTTTAAATATTTTAGGTGGTGAAAGTTTATTTCATCCTAATATATTAGAAATACTTGATTACGTAGATCAAAAAAAGAAACAAGTTGACTGGCAATTTTATATTGGAACTATTACAAATGCAGTAGTTGGAAAACGTTTGTGGAAAAGTATAGTTGAAATGTTAGACTATTTTACAGTTAGTTTTCATGCAGAAGCATTACCAAAACAACGCAAACAAGTAAAAGACAATTTATTATATCTTAAAAAACAAAATAAGAACTTTCATGTTAGCATAATGATGCATCCTAAACAATGGGACGTTTGTATTAACATGATAGAGTTTTGTAAAAATCATGACATGCGATACGAAACTCGTCAAATCGATCACGATTGGTTTGATTGGCGATTTAATTATACACCAGAACAAGCAGAATTTATAACAGGAAAACGTCCTGCTAGTTTATTGCAAACTGCAACAGCAATAGTAACACAAGGTGTAAATCTAAGTGCAGAAGGTAGAGCCTGCTGCGGTGGACAAACGCTATGTACAAATTCAGGTTGTACTAAATTTGTAGATAATAGATTCAAAGGTTGGAATTGCAGTGTAGATAAATTCTTTTTGTACATTAGACAAACTACTGGAGAGATATTTACTAATAAAGACTGTAGAATGAACTTTGATGGAAAAGTTGGTCCTATAGGAAATCTTAAAAATACACAAGCATTATTAGACAGAGTAGAACAAGGCACTGACACTATTGTTTGTAAAAAGTCTAGATGTTGGTGCGGCATTTGTGCTCCTAAAGCACTAGACAAAAAAGACTATGAGAGTATAATGACAAGATATGTTTAATTGGTATGTAAAAAATAAACTAGGCGAAAGTCTATGTTTAGCAAAGTGGACTAACAGCACAATGCATTTGGGCATAGGAAAGAATCACAGTTGTCATCATCCTAATCCACATGTTGTTCCTGTTGAAGAAGTGCAAGCAGATCCTAGTGCATTGCACAATAGCTCATACAAACGTAGTGTCAGAAATCAAATGCTCAACGGAGAACGTCCTAGTGAGTGTGATTACTGTTGGCGTATAGAAGAAACAGAAAAATATAGTGATCGTGTTCTTATGAGCAAGAAGCGTGACAGTTGGCCACATCGCAAAGATATCATTGCCACTGACAGATACGATCCTACTATGCTAGAAGTTAGTTTCTCAAACGTGTGCAACTTTAAATGTGCATACTGTGGACCACAGTTTAGCAGTTTGTGGACTAGCGAAATATCTAACCTTGGTGCGTATCCTACTTCCGACAGTTACAACCAAATACACGAAAAACAAATACTAGACAGAGAACACAATCCTTACATTGAAGCGTTCTGGGAATATTTGCCTACTATGTATGACAAATTACATACACTTCGTATTACTGGTGGTGAACCTATGCTTAGTAGACACACTGAAAAACTGTTAGAATATATTACGCAACATCCTAACAAAAAACTTACAGTTGTAATCAACAGCAACCTAGGTGCTCCTAAACACATCATTGCTAACTTTATTGAACTGCTTGAAAAAGTGCAGAAAAATGTAAAGCGTATAGAAATAGCAACCAGTGGAGAAAGTTATGGCGGACAAGCAGAATATGTTCGTGACGGATTAAACTATCGAGAATGGTTATTGAACTGTTATTATGTACTAGCAGCATTGCCTAAACTAAGACTTAACTTGATGTGTGCATACAACGTTTTAAGTATAACAAGTTTTGCTAGATTTCTAGATGATGTAGTTGCCCTTAAAAAAGAATATAAACGTGTTACGCTCAGTGTTAGTTATGTAAGGCATCCTAGTTTCCTACATGTATCACTAGCACCTAAAGTATGGAGACCTATACTAGAAGCAAGTTGCGAAAAAATTAAAAAGCATTTTAATAGCGAAACAGTCAAACGTTTTAAGTTTGTACTAGCAGAGTTTGATAAGCAACCTACAGAAACACAGTTGCAAGATTTCAAACTGTTTATTTCAGAGTATGATAAACGTAGAGAGAAAAAGTTTTTAGATGTTTTTGGCGAGTATGGCTGTATAGTCGGATAGTTCTTTAGCCTTAGGCACACACATTCCACAACCACATCTTTCATTAGGGCAAACAATAGTTCGTTCTTTGTTTGCGTTTGCATAAGCAAGTATACTATCAGTGTCTTTAAGGGTGCCTACAGGGCCTCTTAGACCGTCGTGTAGTGCTTGACAGGTCTGATGGTGATACACATTGCCCGTGTGTTGATCAATGTGTAAGAAGTACTTATTGACGCTGCAAAACCATCCTTTAAAATGTGTATCGACTAGCTCAACTGCTTGCCACTCACCGTTTACTTTGCCCTGTAAACAGCGACCGCCACAGCATTTACGTCCTAATTCTGTTCCTGCTTTAATTCCTTCGCTAGGTTTTGAAGAATTGGTATAATTGTAAAACCATTCCTGTTGTTCGTCTGTATAATCGTGTGTTGTTCTACGCAAATTACCATCTGTATCAACAAACCAACCTTTGCGTTCAACATTGCCGTCACCAATAGGACGAGGATTGTGTTTGATACCTAATATTTTTAACTTTTCACACATTTTAACACCATCAGTCCAGTTGTCTGTGTGCAGCATTACATTAACTTGTAACCAAATACCAGCTCTGTGCAATAGTTTAATGTTATCGATTGTTTGTTTTCTTAGTCTAGCGTGACCTTCAGTATGGTAACTTACAGTTACACCATCAAATAACTTAGCAATACGATCTGTATTACTTGGATGCCAAGCACCATTAGTAGTTAAACTAAGTCTAAAACGTGTTTCTGTATTTTTAATGTGTTCTGCTAGTTGCCAAAACGCAGGATTAATTGTAGGCTCACCACCTGTAAAGTTTATGTTAACTAAATCTGAATATATGCTGGTATACTCTTTTATAAATTCAAAAGTTTTTAACAATTCTTCGTAACTATGCGGAGGACTTACATTGTCGTGGCGACTTGCTTCGCAGTATGAACAGTCAAAGTTACATCTACGTCCAGTATCCCAAGTAACCATTAAGCGTTCTGGTCCTGTTAAGTTTATAGCACTAGTTTGTATCATTCGCAACCTTTGTTAACGGAATGTCAGCAGCACAAGTACACCATTTGCGTGTACAAATAACTGCTTCTTCAGGCGGTTCAAATGATCCATCGTATATATTTCCCAAACTTCCGCCTACTCTGCAAGTAGCTCGATGCACATCACCATCCCAATTAATCATTAAACTCTCTAATCCTGCATTACAAGTCCAACCTTCAAACTGATTACGTTGTTCTTTAATAATATCATTAGCGTGTGCAAGTTCTTCATCGTCAATAACGCAGTTTTCTTTGGCAGTAGACTTTTGATCTAGTATCCAACGCAGATCTTTTTCTTTATATTTCATGTCATCAAACCAATCGTGCTTTTCTGTCCAGCGTATACGTCTAACAACATAAGGAATATTGTGGCCGTCAAACATCATTGCACACTGTTTTACTCTGTCCATGTGTTCGTGATGTGCCATTAGATTAACTTGATAAGGAATATTCTTTTCAATTTCGTTTAGTTGTGACCAATGAAGTATATTGTCAGCACATCGACGCCAATTTTTATCATCTTCTACATGCAAACTAAACACATAATGACTTACAGGAAGTCTATTATATAGTTCTGGCGGCAGTGTTGCAT